ACCAAACTTATCAATAAGTGGCTCAGCAGCAGCTACTAGTGCAAGAAGACCTCCATAGAATCCGTTTGCACCCTTACCAACTCTTCTTAGAAGAGTGTCGTTATTCTTCCAAACAGTTTCAAGATTCTTAAGATTTGTGCCCTCAGTAATTGTGTTTGAAAAGTCAATAGCAATATCGCCAAGCACTCCTCCAGTTCCCTGAAGTAGAGGAATTAGTTTTGGAAATAGGTTATCTACAAGATTTTGTATCGCTGTCTCAAGTTTTGGAAATAGTTCTTTTCCAGCGGCGGCTCTTAGCTTTTTAAACTCGCCTTGAATACTTAATAAGTACTTAACAAACCTCTGAGCTTCTGGTGACAAATCAGAGAGAGCGTCATTAAAAGCGTCAACTCCAGGACCCTTTTCAGCATCTGCTAAATCCTTACGAGCGTCAGAAACATCCCGCACAGCAGATGCAATTTGACGATTAATGTCACGTATGGCTTTGCTCTTGGCTGGATCATTGGTTGCTTCATTTTTTGCATTTTCTGCAGCTTTTTCTGCATCTGCTACAGCTTTTATAGATTTTGCATAATCAATAGCAGAATCTGCTGCTGCTTCTCTAGCATTTCTTTGAGCAATAACAGCATCTTTTACTTCTTGTGAACCTTCAACGCCCGCTGCAGTAGCAGCCTTTTCTTCCTTCTTTAGGTCCTTGTTTCTATCGATAGCCTTACGAAGGTTGAGGTCTGCCTCAGCAAAAGCAAGCTCTGCTTCTTGACGAGCACGAGAGTTTGGTGGAAGGTCTTGAACACGCTGCAATGCATCACGAGCTTTAATAAACTCAAGGCGTGCCTTCTTTTCAGAAATTGCAGCACCCTCAGTTTCAAAGCGAAGTTGCTGCAGTTTCTCTTTTGCATCTTCTCTAGCTTTGTTGAGCTGCTCTGTTGCTTTATTACTTGCTTCAAGTGAATCTCTATAGGCTCTTTCAGAACGCGAAGCAGAAATCTTTGCGTTAGCAAGGTCTTCCTCTGCCTCAACTTGCCGCTGTGTTAGTCGAGCAAGGAGTTCTGGTTTTGCCTCATCTTGAAGACGCTTTAACTTTAATTGAGCATCAGCTAAACGACGTTTTGCTGCTGCAATTGCTTTATCATTAGAAGCAGAAGCTTTTTGAGTCTTTAAACCAGCAGACAATGCTTTAGAGACACCAGCAAAAGCTAATTTAGCTGTTAGAGCTGCTTGACCTAAGGCTCCTAAAGTAGAAGCAACTGCTACTAAACCACCTGCTGCAACTGCAGAAGCAGTCGCTCCAAGAGTTAGAAGTCCTCCACCAAGGGCACCAACAGCACCAACAAGTCCAGTAATAGCTGGACCTAAGAAATAACCTGTAGTGATAAGTCTTTGTAGACCTAAACGAGCATCTTCTGCTTCTCGTCTAAATTTTGCACTAAAAAGACCGCCTCTATCTCGGTCACCGCTGGCTAATCCTCTTGAAAAAGAGTCAGAAATATTACGACCAGCGTCCTCACCAATTCCATCAAGACCCTCAAAAGCTCTTTGGATATCAGGACGAACGCGGTTGGTAATAGCACGGACAATGACGTGTGCTTCACCTACTACTGCCATGTGCTATCACCTCCTATTTCGATTAGCCGAGCGGTGCGTCAAGAGTTCTGCCAAAAGGGCTTGGTGCATCAGCATCAAACTCTGTTGGCGGTACATATGGTTTTGTTACGTTATTTGATGGATCAAATGGAACTAGATCATCAAAAGAAGACGAGCTAGATGCAGTTTCTGATTTCATTCCTGTATCAACTCTGTACTTGTAAGTCGTGCCATACAACGTTCTGTAGATCACTGAACGAGACTCTGACTTTGCTGCTACCTGTTCTTGAGAGACGATATTTAAATCATCTTCAAAATAGTAGTGAAGGACGTCGACCATATCAGCCGCATCCATTTCAACTAGTTTCAGCCCGCTCACAAGTGCCTTCCCATTAACGTAGGGCCAGAGATCTACTGCCCACTCGATGAAGGCTCTGGCTGCTGCGTAGGGCGGCTTGAATACTCCTCTACAAGCCACGCAGTGATTTCACCAAGAGTATCGACTGTAACGATTTTGTCTGGGTCATTAAGAAGTGCGTTGAACTTGTCCAAGCTCTCTGGAAGAAGGGTCTTCTCAAAGAAGTCGTTGATGGTACGTGCTACCGCTGCACCATCAGATTCGTCTGCACCTGCCACGATGTTGAGAAGTACCTTGCCTTGAATTGCTGGACGGCATTGGAACTCTTCACCGTGAATCTTGAACGAAAGTGGAGACTGGTCTACGACCGTTCCACCGAAGTCCTTGAATCGGTTTGTCATCTTGTTTCCTTTGTTTGTGTCGTTGTCTACTACGTGTGTAGCAGACGTTCTATTTTACCCTGCCAACCTAAGGTTATCGGTGAGATAACGGTTAGGTTTTGTACCTGGATGTTTTACAACATGGGCAAAAATAATCTGTCCCTTTGTTTGGAACTTCAACGTATGCTTACGATTTGGCTTAATGATGTGCGGAATAGAACCGTCATGGTGTAGGCGTGCGTAATTCAGATTTGAACCAACTCGGACATACTGACCTCTAGTGTCACTAAAATGACGCATATGCAAAGAAGCACGAAGTGCTCCAGTTCTTACTCCTACCTGAGCCTTAGCACCTGTTAAAACTCTTATACCGCGCTGTCTGAGGTCTTTACCTACAGGACCATTCGGGCTCCTTAGCAAGTACTCCATACCTGCTCTATTTTCAATAAAAATTACAGGCATTTTATGGAACCGCCATTGTGATTGTCATACGAGTTGTTTGAAATCCGCCCTCAGGAGGAGCAGAGTCAACAGTTGCAATTACTCCAAGACCGTAAGGTCCATTGGTTGCCCATGAGTCAAATTGATTAATGCTTTCCATCAAAATCCAAGCATCATAAGCTGCAACCACAGCGGCAGCCTGAATATCATCTGCTAGTGGTGGTTGTCCATTATTCTGCAGAATTGGAACAGAGCGAGATACAGAAATATTAAGAGTGACACTTCGTGGGTCATTACAACGGCGAGGCTCAGTTGCTTCATCGCCTGGAGTTCCTACATACATTTGAATCATAGAAACAACGAGCTGTTCGCAATCTACAGCTGGTGTTGCAATATTCCAGTAGCGTCGTGCTGGCAAAGGCATACTGTATGAGTTATAAACAGTGATAACTCTGTCTAAGACATCTTGCATTAAGTTCGCAAGATTTTTTGCGTCATCTGACACATTTATTACACTTGGAAGTGTCATCGTCTATCTCCGTCTCTAAGGTAGAACTATTGGGTTTACAGGGTTCCCTAGTTGATAAATAACGTTGCTAGTTAGCAAGTTAATCACTTCATCTACTTCAGGATTGCCCAAACTTGGACGTGTTGCGTACAAATCTAGAATTCCTGGGTCACGAGTGCCCAAAATAGGCAAAAGCTGTGAATAGGTAAGGCTAAGACGAATTGTTCCTTCTATTCTATCCAAAACAGCAGCAGACTCAAAAGTTGTGCTTGTTGTGTTGGTGTAGTTGGATACAGTTGTAGATATCGCCCACTCTTGATCTTCTGTTAAGAAGTCTGCGTTTAGCTCGTCTAAATAATAGACAACTGTTCCGCCTTCTTGGTTGAAATACAAGTCATACGCAGAAAGCTCAAATGCTGGTGCCTGACCAATAATGCGGCGAGCGCGAGGTGTATCTGGTGAGAATACACGAGAACGAGCACGAGCCTTATCTGGGTTTACTGTTTTTAAAAACAAGTCAATTGCATAAACACCAGTGCGCAAATCATCAATAAAATCTTGAGAATCTAAAACTGTGTAAGTAACGCCTTGGCGAGATACAGAAGTAACTCTTTGAGGAAGGGCACAGGTGTCGTCGCCTTCATAAAGCTTTACAAGTTCAATAGCCAACATTCTGGCTGCAGCTTTGCCAGCTACTGGAGGAGGAGTTCCGTAGGTGTATGTGACCTCAACGTTGGAAGGTGTCCAAGTAGCATTTGGAGTTCCGTAAATGGTCGAGTGGTCAGCTAAATAATAAGTGTTAGGGTCGACAATATCGCCATCGCCAGTGCGAAGAGCGTGTACGCGAACTACTTTACGACCACGAAGTCTTACACGACTGTAAGAAGAAGTTCCATCACCTTGATAATCGTGATGTGAATCAAAACCAAAACCACCTTGTGGAAGGTTTTCTACCTGACCATTAATAAGGGTAGGAGAATAAGAAAGGCGAGAAGCACCAGCACGAAGATACGGGTCATAAACTGAAACATAACGCTCCGTTACTGTTGTGCTTCCAGAAAATTTACGGCCTGACATGGCCCAAAGCATGTAAGAAGCGGTTTTAACGGCATCGTAGGCATAGTCAGAGTCGGCATAGATACCTAACTCATCTGTTTCAACCCAAAGATTGCTCATTTCGTCCCTTTCTTCTTACAGATGTGAATAGGGGCGGGCAGGGAACCGAGTGTTAGACACAAACGGCATCTGCCCGCCCCTTTATCCTACTATTATTAGGCGGATGGATCCTCAGTCGACGCAATAATGAAGTCGATTGGTAGATCTGGGTTGTATGCATCAGAACCTGGAACGTTGTATCCAGTCTCTGAACCTTGAGCGTCAAAGTCAGACACTGCTAGGTAACCACGGTTACGAACTGCAGAACCTGCTGGGCTAACTGCTGTAGATGAAACATCTGTAGCTGTCTTAGCGAAGCGGAATGAAGTTGTTGTTGGTGTTGCAGTGATTGTGTGAGTTCCATTGAATGTGGAATCTACATCTGCCACAGTAACAGTTTGTCCAACTTCAAAGCCGTGTGCTGAACCTGTTGTAAGGGTTGCAACGTTTGAAGTTAGAGACTTGTTGGTTACTGTCTTTGATGACAAGTCGAACCAGCGGTAGAAGCCCTTTAGTCCTTCTGGTGCCCATGATGCGCGAGCGTATGAGTATGGACGCTCTGCTGCTACTGGGAACTCCCAGCGGCCATCTAGACCAGCATTAAACTCTGGGTTTCCAAGACCGTATCCTTCGAATGTGTTTGCAAGCAAACCATTTTCGATGACGCGGTCACCTGATTGACGAAGCTTGCAGTATGGGAATACCCAGTAGAAGTATGGAAGGCCAGTTGCACGCTTTCCATCCTTAACTGCGTAAGACCAAACTTCAATTGCCACGCCGTTACCAGCTGGGTCATCGCCAACGGCTGGGGCGGCCCAACC